TCGCGGTCGCAATAAAACCGTCAGCCACCGTGAGCTTGTCGCTCGTGATGGCCCCGGCCTCAATCCGCGCTGCCGCCAAATAGCCGGTCGTGACCTTGGAAGCGTCGAGACTGGCGATTTTGGCGTTGGTGATGGCCGCGTCAGCGATCATCGCGGTCTTGATAAACCCATCAGCCACCGTCAACTTATCGCTGGTGATGGCTCCGGCCTTGATCCTGGCTGCCGCCAAATAGCCGGTCGTGACCTTGGAAGCGTCGAGACTGGCGATTTTGGCGTTGGTGATGGCCGCGTCAGCGATCATCGCGGTCTTGATAAACCCATCAGCCACCGTCAACTTATCGCTGGTGATGGCTCCGGCTTCGATGCGTTCGGCCGCCAAGAACCCGGTCGTGATCTTCGAAGCATCCAAACTGCCGATTTTGGCGTCGGTGATGGCGGCGTCAGCGATCATCGCCGTGGCAATGAACCCATCAGCGACCGTGAGCTTCTCCGAGGTTATGGCTCCGGCCTTGATCCGGGACGCCGCCAGGTATCCGGTGGTGATCTTCGCGGCGTCCAACGAGGCGATTTTGGCGTTGGTGATTGCGGCGTCTTTGATCATCGCCGTCAAAATGAAGCCGTCGGCGATCGTGAGTTTGTCGCTCGTGATGCTCCCGGCGGCGATCCTTGCGGCAGCCAGAGTGCCGGTGGTGATTTTTGCGGCGTCGAGCGTCTTGATCTTGGCATTCGTTATCGCGGCGTCGGCGATCATCGCGGTTTTGATGACTGCGCTGTCGATGCTGGTGTTCCCAGTGATGTGAACGTACTTGCCGTCAATCAGGATCGTTTCTGGGGAAACATTGATTTGGGCGATGATCTCGCCCTCTTTGACGCGTAGGTTGATGTCCCCGGCGAGCAGGGAAATCTGGGAGGCCAGTTTCGCATCTTCCTCCGCGACCGACAGTTTCAAAGCGTTCACACCCGTGTTGGCCGTGTTCGCCAGGGTGTAGGCGTTATCGGCGCGGGTCTTCGCGGTCGCCGCGGCCTCTTGGTTTGCCGTGACGTCCGCGCGGATCTGCTCGGCCTCGGTTTCGATGGCCTGGGCTTTGTCGCGGGCCGCCTCAGCCGTTACCTTCACACCCGCCAGGTCGGTGGCGACAGTTTTGGCGTAAGCGTCGACTTGGTCGGCGGCGGTTTGCGCGGCCACGGCTTTCTTGTCGGCGTTCGCCACCGCGGTTTGTGTGGAGGTGATTTTCTGGTTCGCCGCTACAAGGCCCGCAGTCACATTACTGGCGGCCTGCTCGGCGGCATCGGCTTTATCGCGCGCCCCCTCAGCAGTGGTCTTCACGCCCGCCAAATCAGTGGCGACAGTTTTCGCGTAAGCGTCTACTTGGTCGGCAGCAGTCTTGGCTTCTACTGCTTTCTCATCCGCAGTGGTAGCAGCCTTCTGGGCGGCCTTGATCTCTTCGTCAGCCAAGACGAGTGTGTTAGCGACGTCGCGTGCGGCCAGTTCTGCCTCCCCGGCGGTTTTCTGCGCCGCCTCGGCAGTCGTGCGTACTTCTGCTAGGTCGCCCGCCACGCCCTCGGCGTAGGTTCGCACCCGGCTGGATGCCTGTAGGGCGGCTGCGGCCTGCGTTTCGGCGCGGCCCGCAACCACCCGAGTTTCCCTCAGGTCTTCTTGCGCCGCGTCAACAGCGTCGGATGCTGCCTTCGCTGCCGTTTGGGCGTCGGCTGCTGCCTGCGCGGCGGTTTGGACTTCGGTTTTGGCAATGTCGAGTTCGGCTTGGACTTGGGAGTAGTTCAAGTCCGACGCGAGCGACACCCACCCGGGCGTGCCATTGCTGGTGGTTGTCCAGATCCAGATTTCGGTGAGTTCCCCGTTCTCTTTGAACCACACATCCCCAACCTGCGGATTAGAAGGGGTCTTGGGGCCGTAGTAGTTAGTGTTCTTCCCCGACGCGCTCACCAACGCAAAATCCGCTAGCTGCCCAGCCGCCTGGGCGGCATCACTAACCGCGCTGACTTTGGAGGCGAGTGAGGTGAACTTGGCTGCTGCGGACCCCAGGGTGACCTTCAAATATGCGCCGGTGAGGGGGTTGTACTCGTAAGCCACCACCCGCGCAGTGAGACGCTGGCCTAGGCCTGCGTGGATCACGGTGACCGTATCCCCCAGCAGAACAGTCTCCAGGTTCTGCAGGTCCGCATACTCAAGGGTCGACGCAAGGTCAGCGAAAGACACCGAATACGACGCGGCCGGTTCGTCCACGTGGTCTTCGCTGAACTGTAGTTTCGCCAAGCGCCGCAACTCCACATAAGCCTGCGCGAGCGTGAGCTCATCTTCCTTCGAGACGGTGTCTTCTGGGGCGGCTTTGACTTTCTCGAACCGCTGGACTCTTACGTGGGGCTGCTGGTACTGGCCGAGTTTCGGCGAGTCGACGTAAAGCTCCGGCAAGAGAAGCCCATCGAACCCGACGGGGAGGATCCGGGTGGTGACGGTGGAGAAGTCCAGGACGGACTTGTAGCCGGTGAGGTTCTTCCGATCCGAGATCACGACCCCCCGGTCCGCGCCCCTGCGGGTTTGGTGGAGGATGTGGAAGTTGTCCCGCGTGTAATCCCCACCAAGACGGCTCATCAAAGTGTTGTCCGACCCGCCATCCAGGATCGCTGCTGCCACACTCATTCGGACTATGCGGATGGTGGCGATGGGACTGGTGGCGCCCTGCGACGTGAACCCGGCCGGGAACTGGGAGGCCCCCAACAACTGGGTGAGGGCTTGTTGTGGGGTTTTGTTCACGATGAACGTGTCCGCCACCAGGTTGGTTGCCAGGTCGTAGAACACGTGCAAACACATCACATGCAGCAATGAATCCGTCTGGGCTTGGATTTCACTGACCCGAAACCCCTGCCGCACGGTCATGCCAGGTACGGGTGTGGCGACAATGTTCTCCACCACGAGTAGGTCGGCATTGGGGGCGTCTGCCGGGTAGTCGAACTCCAAAGTGAACGCGCCGTTCAAATCCTCGGCCACGACCGGGCTGATAATGCTGGCGTCCAGGGTGGCGAGGCCGGAATAGGTGAAGTCTCGGGTATCGGGGGTGTGAATGGTGATCACAGCATCCTCCAGTTCGGCTGAACAGTTACTTTCGTGGCCCCACTCGAGGCCTTCACCGTGTTGGCGCCGACCGCGAGCACAGGATAGTCAGGGGTGATCGCGTCGATCCCCGCTTTCGTGCCGACCCGGCACGCCCGCAACGCCGAGTCGATGGTCACCAGGCCGGTGGGGTTCTTGATGGTAAAGACTTGGCCGTTGATGGTGAGCGTGTGGGTGCCCGTGCCCTCCACCGTGATCACCGGCAGCGAATACACATTCCCCAAGTTGGTCAGCGTCTTTTGGCCTGTGAACGAGGTGGTGGGAGTATTTTTGAGGTAGGCGAAGGGCGCGAGCCGCATCCGAATGTCAAACACCCCAACAGTCGTTAACACCTGCTGCAAGGCGCCAACCACGGTGTTTTTCACGTGGTAGAACACGCCAGGAGCAGCGGACAACTCCACCCTCTGCGCGCTCACCAGAGCCGCGGTGGCCTTCCGGTACCCGGCGAGGAGGTCGTGGCCTTGGACCGCGACCTGGAACGAGAGTTCTTGGTCCTCCCACCCCTGCAAACGCGTCAGCGTCCCCTCACGGCCGAGCACCTCTAGGTGGTCGACCACTTGTTGGGAAGAAGGGATGGTTGGGGGCTTCGTGACGCGCAATCCCAGGTCTTTTTCTGAGTGGATGGTCTGGTTGATCGTGAACGAACGCACCCCAACGCCTCCCTTCCTAGTTTCGTGCTGGCTTAGTGACTGGTGAGGAGGCCCTCCCTGCGCGACAGGGCCTGCAAACGCGCATCAATGCTCGGGGTCAACCGGCCCACCAAAGCTCCGTCGTCGAGGACCACCCGCAAATCCAACGCGCCCAACAGGCTCGCAGCAACGGACGAAACCAAACTTGGCAGGTCGAACCCAGTCGGACTGCTCCCCGCGCCTGCCTCGTTGGGGAAGCTAAGCGGCGGGGCGAGGGTTGATAGGTTTCCGGTGTCGAAACGGGCGTCGGTGGTGATGGGAACTTGGATGCCTGCTTCGAGGCCACTCATCGCTCCCATGACGTCGCTTGCCATGTCTTGTGCGGCGTCTACGGCTTGGTGGCCGTCTTTGTTGATCGCCCCGGTGAGCCCGGCGACGAGCATTTGGCCGACCCACGCCATTTCTTTGGACGGTGAGTTGATGCCGAAGAACCCGGTGATCCCATCCCAGATCCCACCGATCCAGCCCGACACGTTATCCCACAGCCACCCGGCCAGGCTTTGAATCCCGTTCCACAGGCCCCGCACCAAATCCCCACCAACGGACGCCATACGGGACACGCCATCAGCGACTGCGCCGACAATACCGGTGATGATCTGCGGGATCGCGGCGACGATCTGCCCGATGATCGTGGGCAGGTTCTGGATGAGGGACACTAGGAGTTGGACCCCGGCCGTGACGATCTGTGGGATCGCGGAGATCACCGCGGAGATGACCGAGGCGATGATTTGTGGGATCGCGGCAACCACGGTCACGATGATTTGTGGGAGCGCCCCAATCAAAGAGGTCAACAGGCGCAGGCCCGCATCCACCAGTTGCGGGATCGCCCCCAGAATCCCGCCCACTACCGAGGTGATGATTTGTGGGAGGACCGCAACAATCGACGTAATAATCTGCGGCAATGCCCCCACCAGGGAAGTGAGGAGTTGGATGCCCGTGTCGATGATCATGGGGATGCCGGTGAGGAGGAACTGGATGATCCCCTCAATGATCGCTGGCAGCGACTCGATCAGGACCGGCAAAGCCGCTAGCAGGCCCTCGGCTAAACCGAGAATCAACTGCAGTGCCGCGTCCAGCAGGAGGGGAAGGTTATCCACCAGGCCCTGAACAAGCGCCGTGAGAGCCGCGACGGCTGCGGGGATCAGCTCCGGTAGTGCTTCACCAATCCCCGAAACCAGGGTGGCGATAATCTGCACCGCCGCTTCCAACAAGGCGGGTAGTGCTTCGATGATGGCTTGGACTAGGGATACGACGAGGGTCAAGGCGGTGGCGGCGACTTCGGGGAGCACACTGATCAGCCCACCCAACAAGGCCGTCAGAATGCTCATGCCTGCTTCGACCACTACCGGTAGTTGCTCGGAGATGAAGGCGAGGGCTTCTTGGAGGATCCCCCCAAAAGTACTGATAATTGCGGGTGCACCGCCGGTTTCGAACGCGCTGGTGAGTTCATCGACCCACCCGTTCACCATCGGCAACACCGTCCCCGCCAAAGCAGTCGACAAGCCCGAAGCCAATAGGCCTTTGAGGTTCGCGACCCCGTCTTCAAGGGTTGCCATTTGGCCGGAGAACGTTTGGGATTGGGCGTCCATCGCCCCGTAAAACCGGCCACCCTCAGCCGTGGCGGACTCGAAAGCATCCGCGACCATCTGAGCGCTGATTGCTCCTTTACCCATTTCGTCTTTGAGTTCACCGATACTTTTCCCGGTTTTACGGCTCATTTCCTCCAGCGGGTTGAACCCAGCGTTGATCATCTGGTTCAGGTCCTGGCCCGTGAGCTTCCCCGTCGACGACATCTGCGCGAACGCCAATGTGAGGGATTCGAGTTTGACGGCGTCACCTTGGGAAATATCTCCCAACTGTCCGAGGCGTAGTTGGGCTTCGTCGGCGCTCATCCCGAACGCCATCAACGTCTGCGCGCCTTTAGCGAGGTCTTCCATCCCAAACGGGGTGCGAGCGGCCTCCGCTTTCAGGTTGTTGACCAGTTCTTGCGCTTTGGCCTGGTCGCCGAGCATGGTGGTGAAACTGGTGGTGTACTGCTCCATACGAGCGTTGTAATCCACCCCATCCTTCATCGCGTCCATGAACCCGCGACCAATCGTCGAGATCGCCCGCCCGATCCCCTTCACTCCCGCGACGATCGCTTCGGAGGCGAGGTTCGCTTTCAACATGTCACCAAACAGGCGGGTCTTGCCTGAGGTGTCATCCATTTCCCCGCCAAGGTCATCAACCCCGTCAGCCAGATCGTCCGTGTGCTTAGCGGCGTCTTTGAGTTCACCGCCAGCGTCGTCGGCCTCCGAACCCAAAGAGTCCAAAGCCTTAGTGTTTTCCTCCAGCTCATCTTCAAGGCCGTTCAGTGCGGCCTCAGCGTTGTTGAGTTGGATCTGCCAGTTCTTCGTGCGCGCATCATTCTCACCAAACGAAGCCGCACTGTTCTCCAAAGCAGCCCGGAGGGTTTCGACCTTGGAGCGTTGCGCCTCGATCTCTTTGCCGAGGACCTGGTTCTTCGCGGTCAACGACTGGGTGGACTGCTCGTTCTTCCCAAACGAGGAAGCCACCAGTTTCATCTCCGACCCCAGCACCCGCATCTCACGATTAATCTCGCTGATCGCGCGCTTGAACTCGCGTTCGCCCTCCAGGCCAATCTTCAAACCAAAAGACGAATCAGCCATGAGGATCTACCTCGCTCTCGATATTCAGATGACTAGGTGGCGGGATACTTGTCGGAGGGTGCAGTTAGCCTGTTTTTATGGCGATCAATAAGAACCCGTATGGAGTCGGTTACTCAGGAGAGAACTCCTATGACAGGGCGCGTTGGTGCGAGTGCTGCGGCATCATGTACCTCTGGCACGGAACGGCGGAGATGGAGGCCTTCCCAGCGATCTGTCCGCCCTGCACCAACCACTCAGCCGACACTCTTGAACTGGAGGTTGAGGCCTACCGCGAACACCAGCCTCGCCTGATAGAGGCTGTCTCAGCTGCCCGTGAAATGACTCGTGCCACCAAGAAGGAAAACTCTCGTCTCGAAGATGAAAACAAGGAAAAGAGGCAACAGGTCGCGGCAGCGTACAAGGCCCGGGACCGGTACCGCAGCATCGTTGAAACCTTCGAGGGTCGCCACCAAAGGGACGGCAAGAAATGCACTTGCGGTGACAACGACTGTGAGATCCTCGAGGTCCTCAACGCGAACCGGCCCCAATCAGACTGGGGCTACCAGCTGCGCTAGATCCCTGCGGGGATGATGTCGTCGATCGACACTTCCCGGTGCGGCTTTGTGCGTCCGGTTTCTTGTTTCCAGCACTCCACGAGGTCCAGGAGCAGGCCGAACGGTGTCAACCAGACCTCTGTTTGGGTGAGGTTTAGGTGGGAGAGGCCGATGTAGAGGAGCCGGGTGAACACGGCCTCGTCCGAGCCGGGACCCGTTAGGGTTTTGGGGTTTCGGAGATCACCTCGCGCCGGGTGCCCCGGTAGAGGGCCTCAGCGATGGCTTCCCGGTAGGCCCCCAAGTCTGCTGGGACGGTGAGGAGTTCAAACTCTTCTTCCGTGAGCTCTACTTGGGGGTCTGCGGGGTTTTGGAGGTTGTGGATCTGGATCGACTGGTTCGCGAGCAGGGTGATCAGCCAGATCACTTCCCCGAGGGTTTCTTCGAAGTTCTCTGAGGCTTCCAGGGTTTCCCCAAGGTTCTCTAGCCCGCCGTAGCGGGCGGCGATAAGGCGGGTTGCCCGCGTGGTGAGCACCAGTTCCACCTCACGGTTGCCGATCGTGATGAACGCTGAACGCCCCACAGCATCCTGGCCTGCTGATTTGGTGGAGTCCCCGGATGTGCCGGTTTTCCTATTTGCCACTTTCGCCTCCTGTTGCTTTGGGTTCGTAGACTGTCGTGTACCAGGAGGCGATCACCGCGCTGGCAAGACCCGGTTCGCCTTCGGTGGCTTCGGCTTTCCACGGGTGAGAGCCGAGCAGGTCAGCCTTGTTGCGGCGCAGGATCGTTCCCTCAATGCTCGGGGTGGAGAAGGTGATGCTGTCGCCCTTGGTGGCAAGGCTCGTGGTGGGAAGCGCGAATTTGACGCGGTAGAGCCAAAAGTACCGGTAGGTTCCATTCGCTTTCGCGGCTCTGAACCCAACCGCCACCGGGAGTCCGCCATCTTCGGAAGATGAGATCAGCACGCCGTTGCCATCGACGGTCGCGCCGGTGAGGGCAGCGGCGGCCGTGTTGCCGAGGTCGTCGACCCCGAGGGTGAGGGTGCCTTGTTTGAACTCTTTGACGATTTCGGATGGGCCGTCATCGGCGTAGAGGATCGCTTCGGCGACCTCGACGGACAGTTCCGCTGAGATCGCTTTCGCCAAAGGCACTGGCGTAGCGTAGGTTTCATCCCCGGTGAGGGGGTCTTCGGTGATGGGCGCGTAGTAGAGCCTGTCGAGGCCAATGGTTGCCATGAACTAGTTTCCTTCCAGATCAAAATTGGTTATGAGCCGCCACGTCAATGGCGTAGTGGTGGTAGCCGGTGTCATCCTCAAAACCCACATACCGCCGCCCAGTAACCGTCAAACCGGCAGTAAGTAGTGCCTTGGTGAGCCGGGTGCGGGCTTGCAGGTAGTTGGTTTTCGTGAAAAGTGAGAGGCGCACTTCCTCAACCTCAAAGCCCGGAGCGTTGTCGGCGAACACGTCGAACGTGTCCGCCAAGGGGGTTGCCACCACATACGACTTCGGGGCGGGGGTTTTCGTGTACAGGCCGGTCTGAAACGGCAACCCCTGCGATTCGCACACGGTGAGCGTTCGCTCAAGTAAAGGCGGGCTCATGGTTTGATTCCCTCGATCTTCGCGGTCATGGTTTGTTTCATGGCCTCGACCGCGCCCCGCCTAGCCTGGGACCTGGTAGGCGCGAGGAACGGGCGGGCAGGCTGGTTAGACTGCCCGTACTCCAGGACATTCGCCACCAAAGCGTTCGACCTTCCATCCGTCCGGTTCTCCGCAAACCCCACCTTGATGTCATGGCCGCCGCGACTATCAGTTTTCACTGGCGTCGTGCCAAGAGCAGACATCAGTTGCCCGGTAGACCGGGACGGGAGGGTCGTGCCTCGCCCGATCGCCCCCGCCAGGTTCGCCCGCAACCGTGGTTCCACAACGGCCGCGCCTGCTTTGAGCGCGTCCTGCGCGAAAGCGCCGATTTGGCTGTCAGCCGTGTTCAACGCGTCAAGGAACGCGGTTGGCAATTGGATGGTTGCTTTGGCCATGAACCCCTCCTTCCGGAGTTTTCTGATGGGCGAGGATCTGCACGTAACGACGCGCCAACACCTCAACAGAGTCAATGAGGAAGCGACCGAGGTGGCAGTCGATCTCCATCGCCGTGGTCACCTCAACCCCGGGTATGGGGCGAATCCGGAATAGTGCGGTCGCATCCGAATAGGCGGCGCGACCCACCCACGCCGAGGTAGCGTGCCGCAGCTCAATAGAAGCCCGCACCGACGCGATGGTCTGGTCGGCGCGTTGTTCGAACCCGGACGCATCCAACACGATGGCTGGTTGGATGATGCGGATCTCGTGGCGCAGATTCCCAAACGACATGGCTGGCCTCCCCGGCTCAGAGTTTCCAGTGGCGGTCGAGGACCAGGAGCCGGTTCACGGCGACCCACACTGTTTTCGCGGCGTCTGGCTTGTCGTTCCACACGCCCGCCGTGGACCCGTCCCGGGACTCGTAGAAGTGTGAGGCCAACATGACGATGGCCTGCCGGGTGGAACCTGGCATCACGTGCTGGTCGTAGTGGTTTTCGGGGAGGTGTTGGAAGGAGGCGGCGTACGAGATGGCAGAGGCGACCATTTCGGTTAGGAGCGCATCGTCCTGGTCATGTTCAAGGATCAGGTTCGCCTTCACCTGGACAACCAGAACCTCCAACGTCACCACTTCGACTGGGGTTTCCTCACTCATGTGCCGCCTCCTTCCAAATAGAACCTGCTGGTTTAGGCTCCGGCCTTCTGGGTCAGGACCTTCACGGCCTCGGGAAGAATGAGTTTCCCGTCGAGGCGCTGGGAGGCGAGGAACCCGACCTGCCCGGTGGTCGCGAACAACTCGTTCAATCGCTTGAACGAGCGCCCTTGGCGGTCAGCGATCCAGTAATAGCCAAGGTCCCCAAACGCCACTGTCTTCGCGCCCGCTTTCATTTCGGGAACAAACACCGAGGTGTGTACCGGGCGACCCAACACCGTGTCCGGCGTAGTGGCGGTGAGGGCAGGTTGCCACAGGTACTGGCCGTTACCGTCTTTGAGTTTCCGAATCGCTTTCACAGTCGAATCATTAGTCAGCCACACCGCGTTCTTCCGATACGGAGCCCTAAGCGAGTAGTGCAGGTCGATGAGCTCATCAGCCGTGATGTCGGTGGCCTTCGCGGTCGTGACAGCGGCCTGCGCTCCGGCCGCCGGGTCAAGCAGCCCGGTGGGTTTACCCTTCCCGTCACCTACCAGGAATGCTTCTTCTTCCGCCGCGCCAATCCTGCGGGCGAACTCGGTGGCGAGGTAGGCCTCAACGTTGAACGCTGAATCATTGAGCAGTTCCTCGCTGATCTTCATTGAGCAGTTCCTCGCTGATCTTGAGGAAGGTGCCGAGCTTGAACGCTGAGAGGCTCACTTGGCTGAAAGACTCATCCGACTCCGCATACGGTTTCCCCTCATCCAGCCAGGACGCGGTCCCGTGGGTGGACACCACGGGGATCTTGCGGTCCCCAGAAGTTGTCTGGATGACTTTGACCAGGCCACGCATCACGTTCTGATCCGCCAGGGAATCCACCAGGGTGCGTTCAAACTCGTCAGGGACCAGGTAGCCGCCCTCAGAATCCACGCCCTCACTAAGGGCGTTGCGGACCTCCATGGGGGAAGCGTTCAGGCGCATCGCATCCCAGAAGGCACGCTTGTACGAGTCCGCTGCCCGCCCCGTCCTCACCGCGCCGGTGTTGTCGTCCCGGTTCATGCCGGGCATGGAGGTCAGCGGGGTGGTTTGGGCGCGGGCCATGTCCGCCTCAAACCGTGTTGCCCGCTCTGCCCGGGCGATTTCGTTCGTTAGCGTGTCGATCTCGGCTTCCATCCGCGCATACGCGGTGTCGTCCTCAGCGGACAAGCAGCCGGACTCGGTATCGCGGCGCTCATCCAAGAATGCTTTCGCTTTTTCCCAGGTCTCAGCGCGGCGGGTACGTAGATCAGTAACTGTCAGTGACATCAGAATGTTCCTTCCAAAAATGGGGGTTGGGGTTTATTTGGTTCGTTGAGCGAGGTCGGCGTACAAATCCACCAAACGCCGCCCCGCTCGTTCCTCCGCTACGGGAGGCTGGGGCATGCTCTGGTGGCTGGTGAGTTTGTTGAGTAACTGGCGGTCAGCCGCGCGGGCGGAAAACACCACGCCACCACCAGACGCCTGGGTCGCAGCAGGCCCACCCTCAGCAGGCTCTCCGTCGGCGGGATCATCTAGAGCGCCAGCGTGTTCTTTGGTGGGGGTAATGAGTTTGTCGGCGAAGCCCATATCGATCGCGGCCCTCGCGTCCATCCACGTCTCCGCATCCATGAGCTTCGACAGTTTCGCTCGCGACAGGCTCGTCTTGAGTTGATAAGCGTTGATGATCGATTCCTTGACGGAGGCGAGCATGTCAATCGCCCGCCCCAGTTCCGCCTCATCCCCAACCGCCAACGTGGCGGGGTTGTGGATCATCATCATCGACACCGGACTCATGGCAACGGTCGATGCCGCCATCGCGATCACGCTCGCGGCAGAGGCGGCTACCCCGTCAATGTTCACGGTGACATGGCCTGGGTAGTCCATCAGCATGTTGTAAATCTGGGCGGCAGCAACCACGTCACCACCAGGAGAGTTCAACCAAATCGTCACCCCACCACTTGCCGCGTTCAGCTCGCTAGCGAACAGGCCAGGGGTTACGTCATCGTCAAACCAGGACTCCTCCGCGATCGGCCCGTTAATATGCAAAACCCGAACCCCACTATCAGGATCCGGGCCATTCGGGTCTGGCATCTGCCAGTTCCAAAATCGTCTACTCACAATCGTCTACCTCCAGAGGGTTGCTGTTGTTCAGGCGAATGGGCGGGTGCAGGCACCGCCGCGGCCTCGTTGTTTTCGGTTTGTGTGGTTGCGTAGGCGCCTGCCAGGTTCAGGGGCAGCATGTTCCCGTTCACCAAATACAGGTCCCCACCCTCGGCCTCGTCGATGCGGTCCAGGTTCTCTAGTTCCCTAATGTCGTTGGCGCTCATCCACCCGTTCTGCCGCGCGACCGCGTAACCATTCATGCGGGACGCGTAGTCGCCGCGCAGGAGACCTTCGAGGTTGAACTTCACATAAACGCTGCGCCGCTCCGCCTCCGTGAGGAGTTTCGCGGTTATCGCTTGCTCGAAGCGGATCACCCACGGGTCCAGCGTGTACTTCACGAACTCCAACGACTGCTGCTCAATATTCGAAAATGAGGACTTATCCAAGTCACCGATCATGTGGGGCGGGACGCGGAAGATACGCGCGATCTCACCCATCTGGAACTTACGGGTCTCCAAGAACTGGGCCTGCTCCGGCGACATGGAGATCGGCGTGTACTTCATGCCCTCTTCCAGCACGGCGATCTTGTTGCCGTTCTTCGCCCCACCAAACGTCGCCTGCCACGACTCACGCACCCGCGTTGGGTCCTTGATCGTCCCCGGATGCTCCAACACGCCCCCAGGGGCAGCGCCATTAGCGAAGAAGGAAGCACCGTAGTCCTCGCAGGCTTGGGCCATGCCAATAGCGTTCTTCGCCATCGCTATCGGGCTGTAGCCCACCAGCCCATCAAAACCCAGACCCGGAATATGGAGCACCTCAGAGGCTGCGAGGCGCACCAGGCCGGTGTCTCCGGGGACTT